CTGGTGGAATGAAAAAAGAAAGAATCACTCAAGGTTCAAATATGAGAAGACCAGCAGCTTTTGTTAAAGATGTAGAAGCTGGTAAATATAACAAACCAAATAAAGACGCAGCATATTACAAAAGCATAGGTTTAACTGGTGAACGTGGAGATCGTGCTGTAAAAGATTTTTTTAAACCATCAGATATAAGATTAAAAAATATTATGGCTGGAAATTATATGGGTGGTGGAATGATGAACAAGCCCATGGGTTACAAATCTGGTAAGTCTATAAAAGTAAAATGCAAACTAGGTAAAAACAAACCTACAAAAATGTATTAGGAGGGACAATGTCCCTTACGAATATTTTACGAGGGATCGGCCGAAGGATTCTTGGTGGTAAAAAAGAATCAGCAACACCGACCACCGGAACACAACAAAAACAAATAACTTATCAACCAAAGCCATCACAAGCTCAAGGTCAAGAGTTAGCTACACAAGAAATTAAAAACCCACCTATAGTTCTTAAGAAAACAAAACCACTACAGATGGGTGATGATATAGCTCCAGGCTTTGGATCATCTACATACGATTGGGTGATGAGAAAAGGTAGAGGATCTTATACTGCAGATGAGTGGTTAGATCATTTAACTTCTACAAGAAAAGTAAACTTTACTGTATTCGGTAAACCATCAACAAGAATTGAAAGAGCCGAGAAAAAATTCAAATACGATTCAGGACCCTTTGTAGGTAAGGAAGTTAACATCTCAAAAGAAGAATTGTTTGATACTAACGTTGCTATATTTGATCAACAAGGAAACTTGACTGGCGGTTTGTTAGCAGCAGCCAAAAAGTTTGGAATTAAATTAGATGCTAATGAACTTGGTGCAATGATAAAATTAAATCCAATGAACAGATTGAAACCAATTGAGTTAGGAAGACCATCAGGTGCTGGAGAAAAATTTGATAATACTGCCAAAATACTTGGAGAGAGAATACAAGCATTAAAAGTGAAATACAGAAATGATGATGATATTGTAAGACAACTTAGTGATGCTCAATTTGAATTACTTGCAATCAAAAATGGTGAAATGGGACAAGGAGCTTTTAGAAATTTAAGCAGATCTTTAAAAATGGCAAAGGCTAGACCTAACTTTGATAAATCACAAAAACTAGTTTTAAATAAATTAGAAGGTGAACTTAATGCAGCAGCAGCTCCACTAAGAAGCACAAAAACATATTACGGTGGTGAAACTAATTATACTCTTCAAGGAGGCAATAATTACAGAGAAACAATTATGACTCTTCCAGAAGAGATTGTAACAAACAGTAGACCATACAATACAGGAGGCCACTTTACAGATGTTCTTGGTGACAAAACAAATAATATTTATCACGTAAGGTTCGATACAAGATTTACACCTGATGGTAAAAAAGTATTTATGATTAATGAAATACAATCTGATGTAAACCAAAGTGTTGCAAAAAATTTACAAAAGTTTGAACAGCTTGATGGTATAAAAAGAATTAATCCTTTTCAAAAAGATATTGAAATAAAATTACTTAACAATGAGAGATCAAAACTTATAACCTCTTTAGAGGATGCAATGACAAAGAATGATACAGCTGCTGCAAGTGCCATATCAAATCAATTAGCTAAGACAACACAAGCAATACAAAAAATGACTGCTAAGGGGGGTGCAAGAGATTACTTTCCTATGGTTGAAGCAGATCAATATGGAGACCATGCACTTAAATATTTAATGCAAAGAGCAGCAAGAGAGAATGTTGATTACGTAGCCGTTGCCCCGTTTGACAAATTAAGTTTCCGTCAAGGCTACAAAGCTGGTAACGAAAGATTTTATGGCTATGCTAATGGTAAAGGTATCAATAAAAGTGGTACTTCAGTAATGCCAAATCTTATGAAAAGAGCAGCTAGGTTGTATGGATCTAAAGCAGGACCAACAAAAATATCGTTATCTGATCCATCAAAACCCTATAAAAGAATATCAACAGATAATTTTACGTATCCTGAAAGACACAAACTTTCTGGTAAAAAAATAAAAAGTACATACCATAGTGATGCTATAATGGTTAGTGATCCTGGAAAAGCAGGTGCTGGTTATACATTTATTGAACCCTCTAATCCTGCCTTGTATTTTGATGCATTTGCTATTAAAGTAAATCCACTAATGAGAGGTACACAAAAAACCTACAAGAAACTTGGTGGACTTGTAGTAGATATGTTTAAACCAATAAGGTACAATTAATTATGGCAATCGAAAAAGTAACAGAAGAGATCAAAGAAGAAGAAATTCAAGAACAACCTGACGGTTTACCTGTAGACGTAACAGTTGAAGGTGAAGAAGAGATGGTTGAGGAAAGACCTCAAGATGAATTTAACGCAAATCTTGCTGAAGGTATGGATGAACGTACCCTTAAAGACATGGGTATGGAGCTTATCCAAGAATACAAAAAAGATAAGACCTCTAGAAAAGAATGGGAAGATGCTTACATCAAAGGTTTAGATCTATTAGGAACTAAGTATCAAGAAGTTACAAAACCATTCAAAGGCGCATCTGGTGTCACTCATCCGTTGTTAGCTGAATCTGTTACGCAATTCCAAGCACAAGCTTATAAAGAATTAGTTCCAAGTGATGGTCCAGTCCGAACCCAAGTTGTAGGTGCAGTAACACCGGCCACCGAAGCCCAGGCAGATAGAGTCAAAGAGTATATGAATTATTTGTTGATGGAGGAGATGGAAGACTACACAACTGATATGGATCAAATGTTATTTTACTTACCACTGTCAGGATCTACATTTAAGAAAATTTACTACGATGCAATGTTAGATAGACCTGTATCTAAATTTATTCCAGCTGAGGATTTAGTTGTTCCATACTATGCATCAGATTTAAAAGATTGTGAAAGAATAACTCATGTAATTAAAATGACAGCTAATGAAGTCACAAAAAAAATGGCTGCAGGTTCTTACAGAGATATAGATTTAATTGATTCAAATAGTGAACCTGATCAAGTACAAAAAAAATTAAATGAACTTGAAGGTGTTAAGGGAACAGGTTCTGATTACTTACATACAATTTTAGAAATGCACGTTGATCTTAACTTAGATGACTTTGAAGACTTTGATGACAAAGCAAAAAAAATTAAAATACCTTACATTGTTACTATTGATGAAGGATCAGGAGAAATTTTATCTATTTATAGAAACTATCAACCTGATGATCCATCATATCAAAGAATAGAATATTTTGTTCATTACAAATTTTTACCTGGTTTAGGTTTCTATGGTTTTGGTTTGACTCATATGATTGGTGGTTTGTCTCAAGCAGCTACACAATCACTAAGACAATTAATTGATGCAGGAACTTTAAAAAATTTACCTGCTGGATTTAAGTCCAGAGGTATGAGAGTAAGAGATGATGACCAACCAATACAACCTGGAGAGTTTAGAGATGTAGATGCACCTGGCGGAAACATCAGAGATCAGTTTTTTAATTTACCATTTACAGAACCATCACCAACTTTATACAACTTAATGGGTTTTGTAGTGCAAGCAGGACAAAAATTTGCTGCTATAACAGACTCAAATATTGGTAATGACTTACAAAACAGAGCTGTTGGTACAACAATGGCGATGATGGAACGTGGTTCACGTGTAATGAGTGGTGTTCACAAACGTTGTTACTATGCAATGAGGCTTGAATTTAAAATTTTAGCAAGAATTTGTGGTGAATCTTTACCACCAGTGTATCCATATGATGTTTATGGTGGTCCAAGAGAAATAAAACAGTTAGATTTTGACAACAGAGTAGATATTTTACCTGTTGCGGACCCAAATATCATGAGTATGGCTCAAAGAGTGACGTTAGCACAGTCTCAATTACAAATTGCACAGTCAAATCCTGCAATTCACAACATTCATGAAGCATACAGACGTGTTTATGAGGCGTTAGGCACTAAACAAATTGAAGCTTTACTAAAACCACCACCAAAACAACCTGAACCACAAGATCCTGCAAAAGAAAATGCACGTGCTTTACAGATGAAGTTGTTAACAGCGTTTGAATTTCAAGATCACGATGCACATATTGCTGCTCATATGGCTTTTATGGCTACACGTATGGTTCAAATCAATCCACAAGTTTATGCATTGATGCAATCACACATATCTGACCACGTTTCATTCAAAGCAAAAGCAGAAGTTAGAGCTGTGATGATGGAAAATCCACAAATGCAACAGTTAGCACAATCAGATCCTGAACAATTTAGTATTGCTTTTGAAGCAGAGGTAGCAAAAGCTGCTGCAAGAATTACACAAGAGCTTGCACAGACTGAAATGCAGGCAAATGCTGCTAAACAAGATCCACTTGTTAGAATTAAACAACAAGAAATAGATTTAAGAGCTATGGATCTTCAAAGAAAAGCAGAAGAGACAAGATTTAAGGCAGATCAAGAAAACCAAAGAAATGCACAACGTCTAGAATTTGAATATGATAGACTTGCACAACAAGATCAACAATCAGATGATAGATTGGAGATTGCGGAGAGAAAACTTGAGAAGAAATAACGAAAAAGGACTAAGTGGAGGAGTTAAATCTGGGCCACCACCCAAGAAAGGACCTAACCCACAAGGAATTACAGTTAAGGATGCCAAAAGAGTCTTACGAAAATCTAAACGAAACAAATAAACTTCTTTTTTTAGCTGGATTGTTTGATGGTGAAGGAAGTTTTGGTGTTTGGGGCAAAGGTGATGGGAGAAAATCATTTCAATGTTCTGTTGAGATGTGTGATAAAGATTCAGTACAAAAATTTGCCGATTTTTTTGGTGGAAACGTAGTAAAACCAAGACTTAGAAAATCTCATTGGACACAAACATACAAATGGAAGCTCTCAGGTGGTAGGGCTTACGAATGTGTTGAGATGATGATAGAATATATGAGTTTAAGAAGACAGGAGAAATACGAAAATGTGGTTAAGTGCAATTAAATTAGCCGTCTCTGCTGGAAGTAAGATTTACGAGAACAAGCAGAAGACTAAAATGGCAATGTCAGAAGCACAGCT